ACAATCTAATACGGATTGATGTCGTCATGGCGCTAATTGTCAAATCTGACTTTAGCTTCATGCGGCGTTAGCAACCATAATGATGGTTACTATTGACGGGTGCGTTCGTAGGTAGCGCCAGACGGCAGATTTGCTGCCTGGTCCTAGTGGATTCCTTTGCCCCGGAACGTCAGGTACTCGGTAAGCCATTTGGCATATCGGGTTAGACGTCCCGGAGTGACGACAAACGGAGTGGCATAGTCAAGCTAGTGCTAGACTAAGTCACTCTCACAATTTCTCTTCGATGGTAGGGCGCGACCGAGTCTAGTAAACTAGAGTAGGTTACGCTTTGTCAGCTTTGTAGAGACTGGGTGGTAAAGTTTGCGCGTAAGCACGAGCTCGTTACCAACCATTTCGGAGTCGACACGAACGGTTCGTTGGAACCGCGGACAGAAATTGTCCGCGATCAGGCCTTACTTGCTAGAAATGACACAACCGTCATTTAGAGTAAGCGTGGAAGTCCACGTTTTAGGCCCCTTCCGCACACGCTGAGTCCTCATATGGACCAGTTTCGTCGGAAGGATGAACCGAAGAAGTTCGACAGCTGGCATAGGTGTTTAATTGAACACGGATGCCTGAATACCGTTAAGTTCCTGCTTGATCGATTGAACAGCACGAGCCGTACCGGAATATACAGCGATTCGGAAAATTTTCCGCAATCCACGAACAATGCTACAGAAAGCCACGGGACGAATTCTTCCCTTGTAATATTGCGGCCATGCGGCTATTGCCGCAACGACGATTGACTCAACAATCTTGAGTCCATCCTCGACCGTTTCTTTACTTGGCTTCGTAAGCAAGTTCCTGTGCACATATTTAGTGCATGAGGAGAGGGTATATGGGTCGGCGACAGACTACTGTCCGTGCCGAGTGAGTCGATAGATCTGTTTATCAGATAGATCGAGCGCCACGAGGGACGAAACCAGCCGACCTAACCGCAAGTCATTGCACCCGAAGGTGCGGTGACTTGGATCGCGGGAGACTAA